TAGCCGTTTCAACTTCTAATGCAGTTAATCTCGTTAATGCTGATGAACTAAATGTTTCTAAATTACTTGTTTCAACTTCTAATTCCGTTAATCGTATGATTGCACTTCCACTTGCAGTTGATAATTGGTCTAGTCTACTATTTTGAGTAGTGTTTGTTGTATCGTTTGAAGCGGTGTAAACATTTAATGAACTTAGTATATCAATTACTTGCGATGAACCACTAACGATTCCCGCTGGTATTGATGAAATACTAGCATATACAATTTGCGATGAACCCGAAACTACACCATTAGTTGCTCTAATTGGGCCTGTGATATTACCAACCACCGTTAATTCTCCAGTGATGTTTACAGTTGTACCATCATCGGAAATCTGCGAATCAACTAAATGTTCTTTACCCGTACCCTTTGGTAATCTATTATTTGTAAGATATATTTCGTTTCCTAAATTGTCATACGTTTCAGGTCCTAATATAAAGTGAGATGATGTTACATTTGTGTTATTTCCTTTGTGAACAAATATAAATTCATCTTGTATAGAATCGTATAAGAATGAGCCAGAACCACCGGCTGAACCACTATCTATTACTGCAATTCCACCAAATCTAACCGATGGCTGATTTACTGCGACAGTTATGATATTTGTTCCAATATTTAAAGTAGAAGAACTGATGGTTTGAATTGATGAAGAGCCTTGTACTATTAAATCTTGCGATACAAATAATGAACCCGTAATCGTTTGATTACCACTAAATATGTTTGCGGAATTTGTTCTTGCGAATGAACCACTCAATGAATCCAATGTATCCCATTTTGTATCATTTGAGCCGGTATAAGTTGCCAGTGTAGCATCTTTGTTCAATTGAGAACCACTAAATATTTCTAAATTAGCCGTTTCAACTTCTAATGTAGTTAATCTCGTTAATGCTGATGAACTAAATGCCTCTAAATTATTTGTTTCAACTTCTAATGTAGTTAATCTCGTTAATGCCGATGCGCTAAATGTTTCTAAATTAGCTACGGATGTTTGTAATGAACCCGTTGTAGTTGATAATGTAGTAAATCTACCATCATAAGATGCAGTCAAAGTTAATAATGTAGCATCTTTATCTAATTGAGAACCACTAAATGTTTCTAATTCCGTTAATCTTGTAATAGCACTTCCACTTGCAGTTGAAAGTTGGTCTAATCTAGTATTTTGAGTTGAATTTGTATTCGCAGTAATTGATGCCGATGCGATTAATGAACCCGTAATAGTTTCTAATACTATATTCTGAATTAATTGCGATGCGGTGAATACATTTATGTTACTTACAGAAGTATTTAAACTTGCACTCACTACATTTAAAGCAAATATTGAACCAGATTGTGAATCATTTGTTGATTTAGCAATAGATGCCGATGTAATCAATGAACCACTTACGAATGCAATTTCGGTTAATTTATCTGATATAGAGGCACTGAATGTATTTAGGTTTGATACTGAAATATTAATACTAGCCGATGTTAATTCTATATTACTCAATCTAGCAGATTGTGTATCATTTACATTTTTAGATATTGATGCGGATTCGATTAAACTTCCAGTGACTATTCCAATTTCCAAAAATTTTACATTCGATGATGCGGTAAATGTATTCAAACTAGCGGATGCTGTCTCTATACTATGCAATCTAGAGTTGTTAGACCCGCTAAATAATTCCAATGAACTAATACGTTCACGTTCTGTTCTGAATGCGGTGGAAACCGAAGAGCTAAATTCGGATATATTTCCAATTAAATTGAGAATACGATTTCCGTTGGAATTGAGTAAGTATAGTGTAGAACTTCCGCTGGCATAATATGGGATACCGTTTATTAAATTTCCGTATGATTCGTGGGGAAATTCGTTGGGTGGCATATTTCCCAATATAAACCTATTGACCGATTCAACGTGTCCATCATTAGTTGCTGCAAATACCATACCACTACCATTCGATGATGTGATATTTGTAGAACCTGATACTAATATTAATTCACCTTTGTTAAATGATGCTGTAACTGATGTAAGGGATTCTAAACCACCTCTTCTATGTTTAATGATTTGTATCATATTTAGTTATATTATCTTTCATTATAAATATTACGTCTATTGTAATCAAATTTAATTATTACGAATTAGTATTGCACTGTATATTAGAACTCCCCTAAATCAATTTGATTTGCACTAGCTGTGTTATTATTAGACGGGTCAATTGGCGGAATACCATTCAACCAAATTTGAGCAGGAACAGTAGAATCAATATCGCCAATTCCACCATCTACTAAATTTGTTGCATCTACTATTGCAATTGCACCGCTTACTGTTAACGAATATCCATCCGAATTCATAGGTTCGATTGTTATATTTCTTAGCGTTGTACCATCCAATTGAGCAGAAGATGATATTACAGTATTAGCATTCATAGTATCCACAATAGTACTCGCAATCGATTGACTGAAAGATGTGTATGATGCTGTAATTATATCAATAGCATTCAACCTAACAAAGTTCGAAGAGCTTAAATTTGTTACAGTTGTATCAAACGAACTACTAATTGAAGATATTATTGAATAACTACTGCTAAAATCTAGGGCAACCGATGCGCTGAATTCGTTACCTCCTTGTATTTGTTTTAATCTAATTAAATTTGCCATACCAATAAATATCATTTCATATTATAATCGGTATATTTCTTTTATCAAATTATATTACCATACTCCAATTAAGAGTATATCTATGATTATAAAAATTTACCGATAACATAGATATCATCGATTGTTACTATATCATAATCTATATAATAATCATTTAATGTTATCACTACATCATTTCCAACTTCGGTTACGCTATAGTCTACCGGAATACGTAACCCATATATTAATATTTCAAAATTGGAAGCAGATGCTCCAACTGTTCCATAGTCCAACTTAGTATTTAAAATAGTCAAAGTATTGGCTACGGCATCAAACGTATCAATATTTCGCTGCACATCTCTAGCGCTATATTCCAATATTTCTTTATGAAAATCGGATATCTTTACCACATTATTTATGACTTTTGTCGGAGTTGAATTTTGACGAGTAGTTGAATTGAATTTTATATCATCCACTACTTCAATATTCGACAAACTACCAGTCAAATCGGATGATATTGTTATATTATTATTTACGATTGGTATAGTTCTAATCAGCTTTCTACTATTTGATTCGAACGTAGTTGTTGATGGTACTTCAATATTTAATAAGCTACCAGTCAAATCAAGAGACACTAAATTATTAAGATTTATTTTTGATATAATTCTATTTAGCTTTCTAGCATTTGAATTAAATTGTTTAAGCATAGTGTTCCATGTCTCCAGTTATTTCGATATAATCTACTGTATCCAATGTGTATTGAAATTTACTTTTTATAAATTTTATTAATATTCCAGTGGATGTTTGTTCAACTAAATAATCGTTTGCATTTATAATTTGCGTATTTATATGAAGTTTCAATCTATTTTGTGTAATTCTATATTCAATCTCTCTCAATATATCCACAAATCGCCAACCCTTTGCTTCAAAAATCCAATATATATCATCGGATAAATCCATAGCAGTCAGTTTAACACTTACGGGATTTCTAAACATCTTTTGAGTTATATCTAATATATTCCTTTTCATTATAAATCAATAAATTTACCAGTTATACTCACATCATCACCGGGAGCAACTTCAAACCCTAACTCCGCAGAATTAAAATTTATAATAAGTGAATTTCCCACCAAAGATGCTGTGAATTGGTTTAATTGCTGATATCTTACACCATTTATATATACTTTAACATCATATATATTACTTCCAATAGTCATTGCACCCGTTACAATCGATGATAATGCGGCTGGTGTTTTTATTAACTTTATATCATCGAATGTTATGGTATTACTTACTATCGTGGATTGATTCCTACTACTATTTAATGATAAAAAATCAACTAAATCTTTATTATCATAGTATGGTGATGGAGTTGTTAATATATTTTCCAATCGACCTGTTCCACTTGTTACATCGGTTTCGGTTGCAATTACAATTCGCTTTATTGATAGCGATTTTCTTGTAGTGGATTCTCCATCAAATTTATCAGGAAGTAAATGTGCTTTCACATTTAAACTAAATTCAACACGATTTATTCGTTGAGAACCTTCGCCAACTTCATTTATTACGTTGAAATCCGAAATGGATGTTCTAAATTTAAATTTATCCCTATCTCCCCAATATTGTGATGTAAAGTTTAATTGTTCAATTACTGAATTTAGCTGCTCCGTATAATCAGTCCAAACCATACATTCATAATTAATTTCCACATAATCTGGCATTATGATGTTGTATAACTCATACTTAGGTTGCACATTTGAACCAAGCGCAGTAAACCTATCATATCTATTATCTTTTGAATATTTGGTAATAGTAGGATATGATACGTGTCTATTTTGCATTGGCATCGTATCATCTTTGGCAATTGATGTTCTACGAAGCATCATTAATGGCAATTGAATCTGCCCTTTTGCATCTCTATAAACCCCCTCACGTCTTGCCCCTTTCCATCTTTCGGAATTACCATATATAACCGGAATACTTACCGATTTTCCATTATAATCCAATTTCGGCAACGCAACATCTTCCAAATACGTCATCATTGCGTAGTCTATATCAAATAGACCTACACTCTTTTTGACATCGCCAATGTTAGATTTTACTTCTCTTGCTCTATTTAAATCGAGCTTTAACGGATTTATTGCCATATTTAATCAATTCTTTCTTGTATATTCAATGTAGATTTACGTATCATAAATGTGCTACATACTATGCTAAAGTTATTTTTAGGTTGTCCTCCTACAAATTGTATTTCGTTTGTATTATCTATCTCATAATATGAATTATCAAATAGTATAACATCTCCAATTTCTGGATATGTATTTTTTTCTTCACACATCCATCTATCTAATCTGAATTCTATGTTTTGGCTGGTGTCCGAACCAAATCCCTCATAATTAGCAGTTTCTGCTTCTTTATTAATTAGACCGTATAGTTCTACGCCCGGATACCACGTTTTATTAATCGATTCGCCGTACAAATTCACTTTCGTTTCATTCAAATTCACTTTGAATAATACGATTACGTTTTCGACAACCGTATCTACTAATTCTCTGGCTAATCCTTTAAAAAAGGTTACATCTCTATCTGATACAAACTTTGGCATATTATCCTACATATATTTTTAACGGAACTTTTCTTAACATTTCCTGCTGATGGTCTGATTCGTGTGCTTTATTTTCCATCACATTTTTTCTACTCAATTCTTCCAAATTTTCTCTAAGTTGGGCTACAAGCATTTCTTTTTCAACTTGAGCCTCCGCTCGTAATGCTGCTCCATCCAAACTGATTTCGCCATCGGGTATTGGAATTGAATTATATTTTTCACGAATGGCACCCAATAATTCCTTTACCAATGCTAATGTATATTTTCTAATCCATTGCTTACCCACATCATTTATAAGGGAATATTGGATAAAATCGTATGGTATATCTGAATAATCTGAAAGTGATTCGGGTTGTATAATTTGAGAATTATGCTCAAACTCATCTCTACTCATATAATCAAAATATAGCCTAGATATACCATTATTTTGCGGTAATGGAAATACTTCAATTATATTATTGACAATATTAAAGGTATGATGTGATTTTCGGATATGGTCATTCAATTCGATTGCCTGTATTCTTAACACATCTTCATATAGTGGCATTAATAAAAATTGAGCAGCTGGTGAATATGAGCCAAATCCCATTTCATCCAATAAATTCAATGTTCCTTGTCCTCCAACCGAATATGGGTCAAAAAATCTTTGAATAGCAGGTGTAGCTTCATAATATACACGAGTTACATCTATTGTAGATGAACCACTAAATAGTGCTTGAAATGATGCACTACGGTCTATATCAATTGATGCACTCATTAAGTTATATTTCTGCTGACCTGCAACTAACTCAATGTATGCCTTTTTAATGGGCGTATTACCACCAACTCCCGCCAATGTTCCGTATTGTTGCGACATTCTGATTGTAGTTGGCAAAAACGAACCATCTACCAATGTTTGCGAATAATTACTTCTAGCAGTTTTTGGCTGCCCTTTTAGAATATCTAAATTATTACGAAGATTAAATTGATTTATTTGTGCTGAATATTCCGATACCGATTCTTCAAAACATGCGTAAAATTGTTCATCAATTATCTCAACATCAACAATTGGATATCCCAATCGCTTTGCACACCATACTGCCGTTTTTGGCCCATCGCGTATAAAGTCTACATCGGTATCGTATATTCCAAACGGAGTTGAACCTGATATAGCAGAACCACTTCCTGCCCATTTTAAATTTAAAGACATATTATTCCGATTATATTTACTTATAAATATAAAAATAAAAAGTTATAAATATAGAAATAAAAAAAGAGATGATAAAACTACTCTTTTTAATTTATGTGGTATGATTTTGAGTGCGTTGTATAAAGAATATTACGTTTGCTATACTAACGGTTGCACCAAATGCTTGAACCTTCCAATAATTACCATTTTCTAAAAAATCTGTATCACCATACCATTGAAAAACTTCGTGATATGGATGCCATACATCATTTCCTTTTCCAAAAAATAAATCTTTACCAACTCTTTCGTATGGAGTTCCAACGGTATTATCTAATTGTAGTCTTAGATGTGCGGCATTTGCATTTGCTGTTTTTGCATCAAATACAACTGTACACATATAAACATCATTTACATTTTCTACTTGTATCTTTTTAGAAACACTATCGTAAAATGGTATTGTAGAATGCAAATGAGCTTCTATCGTATTTCCACCGTTATTTGGTAGTATTTGTGCACCTGCGGCAGTTGTTAAACTAAATACAGATGAAGTCGTATATTGTGTATCATCATATCTAGCCCAACCTAATTTTTCAGCAGTTCTTAAATTTATATAAGATGTTAAATCTGACACCGATGCATATCCTAACATACCATCTTCTTGCCTTAATGCGATTTTATCGGTAGCATCTAATGTATATATAGTAGTATATTCTTTTGCAGTTTCTTGTCTTTGATATTGCTTTTCTGGATATGCCATTGTGTTGGAATTATGTTATATATAAATATAAGATAGAACTAAATAA